GTGCAACGCTTCTATTTAGGAAAAGCATGTTTTCTTCAATAGAACCTTCTTTATCAAGACGTTGAAGAATTAAATCGAAATCAGCAAGACCACTTGCAGCTGCAAAGCCAGACATAACATTACCACGACTTTCAACGGCAGCGAAAAGACCTTCAGTACCTTCGATGTTAATACTTGCAAGATTAGTGTTGTTAGCAGTTTCGCCTTCAACTACAGCCATTTCAAGATAATCTTGGTAGCGAAGTCTTGCTTCTCCTTCACCCTTAAGATACCAAAGGTATCCAGAGGTTCCAGACTCGTCAGTTACTTCAACCCAACCAATTTGAGAAGCATCAGAACCAGTTACTTCATAGAAGTCCTTGATAATGATAGGTTTGTTGCTGTATTGAGTAAAAGAAGGATAAACTGATCCTGACATTGCTCCAGATCCTTTAATAAACTCAGATCCGTAAACAAATACATTTACGTCATCAGCAGTAGTTCCACCAAAACCAGTCCAAGAAGTACCAGCATAGTTATAGCAGCTAAATGATTGACCAGAAACATTAGTAACATATGCTTTTGCCGTTGCATTAGTTGTTGCATCCTCAATTAAAACTGTATTACCAATTCTAATAACATTAGTAAGATCAGTACCAAGCGTGATAATACCAAGCGCTGCGGTTGTATTCATAGTAACTTCTTGGTTTGCAGTAGCGCTATCGCGGTATGCAATGTGAAGTCTGTTTTGTTCTGACCAAACAACTTGATCAGAAGTCATAGGCATTTCTGCTCCAACCATACGGAGGAAACCAGAAACGGTGCGGTTGCCATAACGCTCAGCCTCAGCCTCATAAATCTCTGGGAGATATTGCTGAGAGAAGTCGTTACCAGCTCCGCTAGTAAAATCAATGTAGTTCGTAGTTGACAAAGTTTTGCTTTGAGTTGGCAACAACGAATAATTATTAGGTGTAAGTGCCATTTTAATTTAGTTTTTAAGTTTAAGCTTTACGCTTTATTTTTAATTTAGAACTGTCCACACCACTTATAGCTTTAACTTTCAATCCATTTACAAAAATATTTTCAGCAGAATTACGGCCAGGTTCATCTGAGATATTCTTAGAAGATTTCTCAATGTCCTTAACTGCGTCTGCCTTACCTTGTTCGTAAAAATGATTTACAATCGTATCTATATTTGATGCGGCATACAAAGCCTTATGATATTCACTCATGTTTTTAACAGAACCGTTATTATCGAGAAACTTTCCCAATACGTTGTTAACTTCTGATTGAACATCTGCAACGCTTGACGGATCTTTAAGACCATACCTAAATTTTTTTTCACCAATATTGAAATCAAAACCTTTGAAATCATCAGTGAAAAATTTCTTAGTGCGCTCTTTAAATCCTTCATTACGCTTAAGACTTTCTTCTTTTTGTTGATTATAGCGATTAAAAAATTCCATTGCTTTTTTCTGCTCATTAGACATAGTTGGTCTACTTTTAATTTCTTCATAATACTTGACCTTCAAGTCATCAAGAAATTTACGCGCTTTAGCAACTTCTTCTTTTTTCGCTAATTTTTTTCGTTTGACATCTCTGTCATCATCAATATCTTCATCGTAAGCAAAGTTTTCTTCAATAAGAAAGTTTACTTCATCATAATCAAGATGTGATTTAGTATTTTTATAATATTCTCTAAGTAAAGTATTTTCATCTACATTAGAGTAATCTGCATTTAGCCGTACATAATCTTCAATTGTTCCACCAGTCTCGTTAATAAAGTCAACTAGTTTTTCAACGTTTTCAGGAAGATTAACTTGTGGTGCAACAGGCTCTTCGACTTCTTTTTGTAGAGGTTCTTGTTTTTCTTCTTCATCTTGAACCTCCATAATGATAGGAGCTTCTTCCTCCTGTTTTACTTTTTCAGTTTCTTCTTCGTTTCTTTCTCCCACTTCTTGCAATTCCACTTGGGTTTCTTCCCCGCCTTGATCGCTTTGCTGTGCGCTGTCCAACACGCTTTCCTCTGTGCTTTGTTTTTGAACGGCATCTTCTTCTTCTTTTACAGGTTTTTCTCGTAAATCAACTTTAATAACATCATCTTCTTGTTTTTCTTTAAACTCACGAAGATCTAATTTAACATCTGACATAATAATATAATATATAATTAGTTAATAAAAAAATTATCTTGGTTCAAACTGCTCTAAACCAAAACCACCTAAAGTATCTTGTCCTGAAGACTCAAAGTTTTTAGGTAATGTATTGTTTTTTCTTTGATCAATTAACTCACTTTGTTGAGTTGCTTGAAGCTTTGTTCTCTTATCTTTTCTATCTTCTTTAGCATTCTCTACACTCATTTTAGAATTAGCTTGCACTTGCGCCAACTGCATATTAAAATCAAACTCTACTTGCATTAGCTCTCTTTTAATATTAGCCTCTTCTCTAAGGCGTTGTATTTCAAATTGTGACTTAGCTTGTTCAATATTAACTTTTTCTTGAGTAAGAGCTTGTTGCTTTTGAACTTCTGCCATAGCTGCTTTTTCACTTGCCTGAGCGTTTGCTTGAGCTTGCATTTGAATATTTTGTTGCTGCGTTTGCTGTTCACGTTGTAGTTTTTTCTTACGCTTTTGCTTTAGCATTTCATTAGCAAGCTTAATGTTGTGAACTTCTCTAATGTCAATAGCATCTTCAAGATCAATACCTCCAGTTTGAAGTGCAACTTGTATATTTTGCTCCAATTGTACTTTGTCTTCATCTTCTGGCTCTAATTGTAAGTAAATACCAAAATCATGAAGATGAATATCTTTCATTTCTTCCAATGTTGATACATTATATGAAGATATTGCATTTTCAAGTGCATTTTTAGTTAACGCAAATTCTAATGAATCAGATATTCTTAACGAAAGATTCTCGCACGTTCTAGCGATCAAATAAAGACTAGCCTGCATAATATGTCTAGTGGCAACATTAGATGCGTTAGCGGCTAACTTCTGCAATCCTACGAGCATGTCTTCTTTCGGCATACTACCATCACGTGCTTCGTTTAATCCAGTTGCGTCTCTAATTAGTTGTAAATAATATTGATATGTATTAATTAAAGAACCAATTTTAGCCTGACCATTAGAAGATTGAAGTTCTTGCACTGGTACTTTACCTCTATTGAGATCACCATCTTGTGTTAATGATCTACCAATTATACTACCAGTTTGGAAATACATATTAAGCGCCTCTTGTGGACTGTATGCTGTTCCATTACCGAGATCAACTTCAGCTAAACCGTCTACATCTAAGAACACACCATCTGGGACAACTTTAGATAATACCTGCTGAATTTTAAGATTTGTAATATTGATCATATCAGCAAAGCCAGTAATTCTATTTACTGTAGAATCAATACGACCTTTGTACATTCTTGGTGCTGACATTGCATAGTTCATATTAACCTTTGTCAAATCAGCTTTAGGTCTTGTCATGTTTTTTGCTAGTCCCCAGTCTAGCATTTTTTCATAACCTAAAATTTTTGCACCACTATAAAGTGTTTCAATAGATCTTGATACTCTTTTAAATGTATCATTTTCTGGTGGATTAAACGTGTCGTCTTTTTCAATAGCTTTTTCTAAACCATAACCACCTTTCTTTAATTTAAATACTTGATTAGAATATGTTTTATATTCAAAGAAAAGTACAGCTACAACATCGTCACTATATTCTTGCCAACCCATCAAGTATTGATTAGTACCTTGATAGTTTTGTATCTCAATTAAATCTTCATCTGATAAATATGGAAACTGCTTTTTAACCTCGGAGATGTGCATAAGTTTTACTTCTCCAACATAATATAAATCATCAAAGTTTGGATCTTCGGTATATGACCATACCATTTTGGCAGGATCACAATACTTTATTTCAACTCCACTAGCTTTTGTCCATTGTGTTTTTACAGCAGCAATACCAAGTACTGTTAAATCGTAGTTTAATCTTCTTCGTGTTAATTCAAATTTATTACGATCAAGTGTATTACTTATTAATTCTTCTTCTGCAATTTCAATTGATGGCTTGTATGATAATTGCATATGTAGATCAACCTCTTCTTTTGTTTCTTGAAGATCGATGTTTGATGGTGACTTAAATAAATTTAAACCTGTTTGTTGTTGTATCATCTCTAACTCTTTTCTAGCCATCATGTCTCTCATGAGGTTAGCAGCGTAGTTAGTTCTCTTTTTTATTGATTCAGGATCTTGAGCGTAAGCATTAATCTTATATCTTTTTTCAGACATACCATTGACAATAATGTCAACAAACTTTGCTACAACAGGAACAGGTCTCCAGTCAAGATTTAAATATGAAAGATCGCCATTGATAGAAAGCTCATCTTTATATTTCTGTATTGACTGCTCTCCTCTTGCGTATAATCTTAAGTTATGAAAATTACTCCAGTTTGTCATAAAGCGGTTACCTGGTCTACCTTGACCAAACCATTCGCCTTCGATTGCTCTAGCAACTTGATAACCATAATCCATGCTAGCCTTTTCAGCGTCACTGACCACTTGGCTTGGAAATGCACTTTTAGGATTAGTATTAAGCTTCATTTATAATCTATTTAATCTATAATTTTAGATATTGAACCAGAGTTATCATATCTCTTGAAACCCAAGCTAATATTTTTTCTTACAACTTTATTTACTGGTGCATATAAGTTTTTATTACATGCCATAATAGCTAAACCAGAACTTATTGTGGCATCAAACTTAGTTCTTCTATTTATATCAAATCTAGCCCACTCTTGCAATGTACGATCAAAATACATATCACCATATTCTCCATCACCTATAATACCAACTGCTTCATTGATATATGACTCAATTGCAGCAGCGTGGGCTTGTTTTATATCTTCACTAGAGTTTGGTATTCCACCAATATCTCTTTCCGTTATAGATAGTTTATTATAAACTTTGTCTGGTCTATTCATGGAAAAACCTCTATAACCTCTTCGTTTGATATAATACAAAAGTCTTGGTTTGTTATTTTCTGCAAGCAATGGCATACCATAAAAAACAATTGCCATTAATACGTCTTCAAAAAATATTTCAGCGGTTTGCGGTCTAGCTATATATTCTAAAAAGAAGTGCTCCGGTGGTGCATCTTCCATTGAAAATTTTGTTTTACCATGAAGAGAACCTTTTGATCCTCTACCATCTACTGTTCCAGATATATCATATGGGTCACAACCAAATGCTCCAACGTGCTCATTACCAGGATATTTTATTCCATTTTTAATTATAATCCTATTTTGTAAATTGCTTGGCGGTACCCATGATATTAAAAATCTACCATCATTGTTTGGTACAAAGATAACTTTAGTATCTTGAATACCATTTTCCCAATGAAAAGAACCTCTTGTTAATATACTAGTATTTCTAAGGTCCTGATTGTAATCTATTTGCTCGTAGATTTTTTGTAAATTAAATATCGACTGTTTTGCTTCATCCCTAAACGCGTGTTCTTCTGTTCTTGGAAACTGCCGATAAAATTCATTTAGTGCATCTTGATCATCTTTTAAACCCTCTGCTTCATTAATCCAATAATCAATAATACCTAATTTTATTTTTTCACCATGTAAACCTATTCTTGGTTTTTCTGGTGTGTCAAAAACTGGCATACCATACTTATCCATAAATCCTTCATAGTTCCACTCCATTGGTATAAATAAACTATAAAGTCCAGACTTTGTCTGCCCGTTTTTATCTCTTTTAGTAACATCTGAATCGTAATATAATTTTTTAAAGTTTTCTCCTCCTTTATCTAAAGCATTTGATGTGCTACCCATCATACACTTACCAACGATTCTACCACCAAGTCTCATAGTGGTTTTAGTTACTCTCCAGTTATTTAATATATTTTCTGGTTTTTCCCATTTACCAGATTCATCGTGAACTAATAAAACTAGTTTTTCACCATCATAAGAGTTATCTGCAGTATTCTTCCAGTCTATTGTAGTATCAAGACCTTCAAGCTCTTCTTGTTCGGTTTTTGATTCAATTTTTCTTCTAGTTAGTTTAGATGCAGGTACTCTATATGATAATTCAGTTTTTGGTCGATCCATACCATCCTGTATAGGCTTGAAGAAGAAAGGATAATTGGATGACATAGGAACAACTTTATCGGTAAAAAGCTTTTTTGCATCTTGTCCTGTTTTAGAAAGTATACCAAATCTACTATCACTTGAAATAGTAGCTAAATTAACTATTTCAGAAGCAGCCATAAATGAAAAACCAGATCGTCTATTTTTTAAATAGCATAATCCATATGATCTATCATCAGCTTTACACGCTTCCCAAAATATAAAGAACAATCTATTTGATTCTCTAAATTCAGCCTCACCAACATCAATTTTGGTCCATTGCAAATACATATAATGTGTACCAGTGATATATGTACTTATTCCATTGTTCTTAAACCAAAAACCATCGTCGCGTCGTTCAAACTCTTCATTAATATAACTATGATATTTTTCTTTGAACTCTTCTGGATAATCTCTCCAATCAAAAACGCTTTTTATTTTATCAAGATCTTTATGTTTTGGAAGTCTTTCCCAGTATTGATCTTCTTTTTTATTTGATCTACTGTGTACTTTATTTGGTTCTTTAGGTAATGCTATTTTAACATTTTGTATTTCATATATATCACCTATTTGACCAGTTTTGCTTATAACGACAATATCATGCTCATCATTATAACCATACTCCCATTTTTTATATCTATTTAACCTATCAAGTTTTGCTTGCTTAATAGGTTGAATAATTTTATATAACGATTGCTCGTACATTATTTTTTAGATCTTTTCTCTGCAAATCCAGTAAATACTGCTTCTTTCTTTTCTTCTTCTGGCTTACTACCTTCAAGTGCTAAGTTTTCTTCTTCGATACGTTTAAGTATTTCAAAGGCATCAAATATTGCTAACTTCTTTGTAGCAGCAGCGTTTTTAAGTCTATCAGCAGATACATCTTCATCGGTGTCTACTATTGGTTCTTTAGCTACTTTAATTAACTCATCAACTGCCACTCGTCCAGCTTGGATTATACTCTTGCGTGTTTCCTTTGTTTCCATGAGAAAGAACAATATTATTAGATTTCATACAATATAAAAGTTTGCCATCAAAAACAAACTCAAACTCTGAGTCAGGTGTAAAACAAACTAGATCACCTTCGTTAATATTTAAAGACTTATTACCATACATTAAAATACCATGTAGTGGCTTTTCAACATTTGTGGTATTGTCGTCTGCTTTAATTGGTTGAACAAAACAATAATCTTGATATGTTTTCCAATCACCATCAATATTTTTATAAGCATATATTTGCTCTTCAGAGACAGCATACATACCGTTAAACATGTAACTTCTACTGTCTTTTTCGTTACCTCTAACATCATAGAATCTTCTAAACACGTTATGATGCACTATAACTTCGTTTCCTAGCTCTAGATTAGTTTCTATTGCTTTTGGTGTGGCAATGATCTCAGCGCGTCTATTAATGTTTCTAAATGACTCTATACGCGTATTAGTTACAAAGTCTTTACCAGCTAGTTTTTTAGTATTGTTATACCTTTCACCAATTGGTTTTACTATAAAATCGTACAGACTATTCATTAATAATTCAAATCGTATTCGATTGATATAGCCATGTTATGGTTAAACTTTTTCCATGGCAAAACGTCGTCATCTTTTTTTATAAATATACTATAAGAATTTTCTTGTTCATCAAATAGAATATTACAAATTTCGTGACCACCGTACACTTGCTGACCAACAGAATAGTGCATTGCATCGTTTTTATAATCAGATCCAATACTTATTTTTCTAATAATACTATTTATTTTCATTATTCAATTCAGTATATGATCCATCTGATAAATCAATACTAATTGAACCGTACTTTTCTTCTAGTCCTTTGCGTGTATTATTAGACTCTTCTATTAAATTTGAATACGAATTAATTAGTTGTGATTTCTGCAACTCGATGTTTGCGATCTGTCCAACTATAGTGTCAATTTTATTTCGTTGATCTAGTATAAGATCAAGTTCTTCTTTCTCGATTTTCATTTAATTAAATTTAATTTGTATTAGTTTTAAATATCTAATTCAGGATCTGACATCACGACGGTGTCAAGGTCTACGATATACTCCGATACA